CATCTTGCTCTCCATAATTAACATCACCAATATCAACTTTGCTTGAGGTAAATTGAACTTTATTACCTGCTGCCGTCCCATGTAAAAACTGTAGATTACCTGTTGTTTCTGCTAATGCAGCCGCAAAGAAATCTTTAGATGATAGTGCTACAGCTTCTAATGAAACACTACCTGATGAACTTCTATTAACTAAAAGTACCTCTTTCGTACCTCCAACAAGTTCACGATATGCAAGTTCATTTCCACAATCCATAGAAATAGACATTAATGATCCAGCATGTGATAACAACTGAAAACCACTTGTATTTCCATTTTTAAATATCAATGGTGTAGCTTGATCTCCATAAGTAACTGATGGCAATGCAGAATCATCAGGTGCATTGTATATACCTTGAAAAGAAAACTCAATTGTGGGAATTTCACCGACAGACGCATTAATCGTAAAAGTGCCTCTAGCTCCAGTAATTTTGTGCCTTACACCATCAGTATTGTAATGAATGGTGACAGAACTAAAACTACTTGATACAGGTGCATAGGTAACACTTGTTCCGCTTGCTACAGTCTCGCTAAGCCCACAAGCTTTTAATGCCGCTCCATAACGTGGAGCTGTTCCAGCGGCTCCAGAGCCTGCAAGTTCTACGCTGAATGTAACCTCAACAGATGTATTTGCTAATAGCTGTTGAAAAGCACCTAGAAATGGTCTTACAACATCTCGACTAACAACATCACTTGATTGTGGTGTAATACTTAGATCTCTTACGAGAACAACGTCTGTACCTGTTGGAGTAGGGTCAGTTCCATATGAACTTTCCGCTTCAATCAGAATTACTCTTTTTCTTGTCAGTAATGGCATCTTTAGTTACCTCTTTAGGTGGTTCGACTTGTTTAGTTTGCTGTACTAGCTTTTTTTTGCCAGTTTTAGGGTCGAGTATGTAAGTACCGCCCTCAGTTGGGTTTTCATATTCCATATTAAACAATCAGGGTTGTTAGGGTACAACTTTTATTATAATTCATGTACTTAAACTGTTATAAGAAGTTTGATAATCTATTTCAAATTCACAAGTAATAACACCTGCAGGTTGATCTGCCTCTAATATTTCAAAAGATTGTGTCGCTGGTCTTATATCAATTGCTAATCCACCAACAGTTGGATCACTTAATACTTTAGTGAATAAACTTTCTACAATTGGATCTGAAACATTATCAGGAATTGTTCCTCTTACTATTACTACAATTCTGACTCTTAAAGCCCAATCTATTTTTAGATAAGTTGAACTATTTATAGTAGGCTCATCAGTAACAGGCTCAATCACTATTGCAGGTGATTCTCCATTAGTTAATGGTTCTACTCTTGATCTATATATACGATTACTAACACCTGTTGTACCACTTAAAGAAGATTTTAATTGTGCAATAATTCTTTCTCTTTTGCTTGTCATTTTATACCTTCATTAAACTAATTAAAGAAAAAATACCATCATCGGTTTTTCTAGTATTTCTAACTTTATACTTTTCATTATTTATTTCAACTACATTCTCAAAAATTAAACTTCCTAAATCTGATGTTTTGGTTGTTAATAGATAATCAGTTGTCATAACTAAACCATCTGCTATTATCTCATCTGGCTGTTCAAAAATTCCTTTATATCTTTTTCCATCAAAAAAAACATCAACAGAAAAATGCTCAAGAAAACTATTTGTATCTTCAATAAATGCCATAGTAAAAAGCCCCATGATGGGGCTATATTTTTAACCGTATTTTTTAGCACCAACAAGTGAGATCCCATATACAAAAACAGGTGATGAACCACCTACTGTTTGTACAATTTTAATGAATCTCTTGCACTCGTCTTTGTTTACCTCAAGAGTTTGTACTGATGCTGAATCTGTCACCTGTGTGAAGGCTGCACCTGATAAATCTCCATAAGTACCACCTGTCTCATCTGAATCTTGAACCTTGATATCTAGGGTTGGTGATGAACCTGTACCTGCTGCACAGTTTAAAACTAGTAATACATCTCCATCAAATTCTTTTAAATCTATAGCACCTGATGTAGCTGTAGCAGTTACAGAAGCAGAAGCTACTGCTGCTGTGATATCTAGCTTTTCTAAGTTAAGTTGATTGATTGCCACTTTGGGTTTCCTCTTTTTTAGGGGTAGTTTTTTTCTTTGCTTTTGGTTTTGGCTTCTCTACATATTCGATAGCCTTACCACCAAGAATTAGCATACGAGCAACATTATCTTCTACTTCAATAGAAGTGCCGACACTCGTAGGAGTGCCAGCAATCATTGTTGATCTTATTAATTCAACTTTCATATTATGTGCCGAAGCAGAATGCAGTTGGTTGCTTGATAGCAAAGTCAACATCTTGCAATGCAACAATCTTAACTGTACCGCTACCAGCTTTTGTGATTGTATCTACTGTTAGATCTAAACCACTCCACATACCAATACAGAACTGACTAAAGTCTCCAAACAAGGCATCGTTGTTAACAAGTTGATTTGAAACAATAACTGGATAGCCATTGATCTCATTGTTCTCAAAAACAAACTTACCTGTATTTGAAGCGACCTCAGTACTCTTTAATGCACCTCTTGCAGAAGCATTGATGATGTAGAACATGTTTGCTACGTCTGCATTTGCAGCAGCAACATCTGTTTCCATTCCGATGTACTCAGCGAACGTACCAAATGTAGTTATTGTTTGTGTTCCAACACCAGTTGTATCTTTTATACCTAATGGCTGGTTTGAAGAACCTGTACCATAGATAGCTGCGTTATCTAACTTAGTAGCAATAACTCTTGCAATATCATCTCTAATCATTGACTCAACATCAATGCTTGACTGTAGTAAAAGTCTTCTTGTAAATTCGACCACTCCTCCTACTGTCTTTGGAGTCATATTGACCTGGTCAAACGCCTGTTGGCTCTCGGTAGGCTCAGATCCTTCTCCAACGAAAAATCCAGTGGCACTTTGAGTCATTCTGGGAATTGCAATGTTACCAGAAAGTCCTGTAAGCATTGTAGGATTCGCTGCCATTACAGCCATTCTCTTACGAAGAATATCAATAAAAGAACCAGAAAGTAATTCTGTAGGAACTAAGTTACCACCCGCAGTTGCAGTACCAACATTCAAGTCTCTTTGTAAAACTTCGTTTGGAACTAAGATGCCATTTGCTGGCTTGTCATAACGCTTTGATGCTTCGTCTGAAACTTCTCTTTCAAATGCAGCCGCTTCTTGTGCTGATCTGTCATTTGGATTTGCTAAAGCATTTAAGGCTCTTAAGAAAGAAAACTTCTTAACTTCTTTCTTATCTAGGCCAACTTCATTTGATGTCATGTCTGTTGAACGAATTGGTGTGTTGTTTACATCTGCCTTGTTTTTAACAAGATCAAGAATTGCTGCTCTTGCTTCAACAACAGATTTGTTGCCTTTAATAAGAGTCTCAGCAATTTCTTCTGCTCCATACTCACCAAACTCACGACATAAAGAAGTGATAGATGCTGTACGAGCGTTGTTTTCATCAATAGCACGTTGAACTTCGGCTTTGATGTCGATTTCAACGGATTTCTCCGCTTCAACCTGAGTTTCTTTGATTGGTTCTTCCATAGTGCGAACAGAGGGTGATGCGGAATCATCCGCAGAATTAAGTTCCATAGTAGGTGACTTATCTTCCATATTAATACTATTACCTTGCGAGGGTGCAATTAAACTTCTTCCGAAACCTATTGTAGGATCTGCTGGAACAGTTACAACTGATAGTTCATGAACTGACCATGATCGAGCTAGCATTCCGTCTTCAGTTTCATCAATGTCATTTATAGAATATCCAAAGCTTATGCCTCGAATGATTCCATCTTTGACATCTTCTAAAATTTCAGATGCAAACTTGCTTCTTGAGAAGCGAATTTTTGCATAACCCCTTTTGTCCTCTCCGATATAGGCACTTTCGACTACCCCTATCGGTTTGTCCATGTTGTGATTAAACAAAACTGCACCGCCATCATTGAGTCTTGAAAGATCAGCAGCACCACGTTCATGTGAAAGTATTTCTTTTCCAAAATAACGATTCACTGGGTACTCAGAACTGAAAGGAAATTCAAATGTTCTTGATTTTACATTTTTAAAATCAGTAACTTCTTTTCTTTCCAACTTGTCATCAGAATCAATAGTTCTGATAGCTGCGATCTTTGTCAAAGTAGAAAACTTATGACCAACTTTTCGATCTGTAGCCTCACCGTTTCTATAAAGAGTAATGAGTGCAGCGGGATCATCTGCTGTTCCTGTAATAGTAAAGGAACTATCTGGTACATCTATTGATCCATCTCTTACAATGCGATCAATCTTTCCTCTAGCTGTACCACCACTAGAATTCCAGCGAACAAAATCACCGACCTTCAAACCATCAGGTTCGGCTCTTTTTTCAACTGTTATCGATTCAGTCATAGATTTTTCGTTAGTAGCGGGTTCAAACTTGATTGGATCAAATTCGTTTCTATCAAGCCAAGATTTAGCTTGGGAGACAGAATATTCAGACAGTCTGAATCTAATTGATTGAAGTTCAGCACCCTCTTCATTATTCTTTATACCAAAAATAAAGTCTACCCCCTCCGCAGCTTCATTGTTTGATCGCCTAAATGTATCATATTGTTCTGGATTTGTAATAGTAGCTGCGTGTTCATTTGGATATGGTCTTGCAAGTTCTATAGGTTCTGCTCTTTCTCTAGCTTTTTTTATAGCAGCGGCTTTACCTCTACTCCAACTGAATCCCGCATCACCTCCCCAAGCAGCCCATGCGACCCTGCCTTTTGACGGATATCCTTTTTCTCCAGGGCTAAAACCTTCTGCTTTTTTATCAACTTCATGACGGCTAAAAAAACTAAACATACGCAGGGTAACATCTGGTGAAAGCTCTGAGCCACTTAATATTTGCGTTGCTCTAACGGCCGCAACTTGAGTACCACCTGCTCTACCCTCTTTTTTCCAATCTTTATATCTCTGTGCCTCTGTCTTCATCCCATCTGTAGGTTTGAGATTAATCTCAGTTCCGCTTACATTTGCCATGATTACTTAGTTTTTTTGCGTGTTTTCTTAGCTCTTGTTGGTGGTATTGTAGGCAAGTCAAGTTCTAACTGGCCTACCTCAACCTCTAAGTCAAGATCTTTATCTAATGTAACTCCTAAGTCTTTAGCGGTTTCTTGTTCTCTAGCTATTTCTGAAATAATATCGTCATAATCACCACCATTAGTCTGAGCTATGACTTGTGATTTACTCATATAGCCTGCTTGCTCTGCCTCTCTAAATGCTTTTATTTCTTTAAGAGGATCAACATAATGTTGTGCTGGCGGTGTCCATCTTGGTTTCATATATCTTTCTGGCCTTATCGCATAATCCTCAAAATCTAACTCTCCTACTAATACAGCAAGCTTCATCCATTCTTTAAACACTCGTAGGTGTAGATTGTTTATAAGATATTTCTGACAAAATTTCCAATGTTCCCTATCTTCTAACAAACTCAATCTAGAACTTGAGTAATTAGTTTCACTGAAGTCTTTACTTATAGTCTCAAAGCTACATCCTAATCCTGTAGCAAAACGTCTTATTTTATTTTTTACAAACATCTCATACTGTTGAGATGGATAATCGATATCAGGAATAGTTACTTTTTCATTTGGCATTAAATATCTAAATGTGCCTGGCTCAAATGATTGTATTCTTTGACCATTAACAACATCATCTCCTATTAACTCTCCTTGGTCATTTTCTACAAAACCCATTATTGATGCACCTGCTCTAGCCCTAATAACTGCTGCCTCTTCATAACCCTGCAACTGATGCATATCTGCCATCACGCTATGAAACCAAGGTACACCTCTGTTCTGACCAGGTCTTTCTGGTAAGTAAAGATGGATAATATCATCTGCATTAATAAAAATATGCAACTTTTGATTATTTGAATAATCTAGGTAATAAGCATCTCCTGGATGTTTTGTCAGAATGGCATATCGTTGTGGTCTTCCCCACTCATCAATCTCTACTCCGTTACGCCATTCGTTTTTTACTTTTAGTGTTTTACCTGTATATTCTTCATCTAACATGTCTGACTCTATTAATTGAAGAGCTAAAGGAACTTTTGAATTGCCAAACTGTTGTCTAACTATTCTAAAAATAGCTTCTCCTGATTCACATAAAGCACCAGCTGCTAACCACTCAAACTCGTGAAAACCATATCTACCTGCACAATCACAACTGCTGGGTGATGACCATTCTGCCCATTTTCGTTCAATTACATCATTTATCGTTTTTGCTCGTCTGCCTGTTTTAGATTGCAAAACACGAGATTGAAACTTCATACCAGTCCCAACCATATTTATTTGTGTTGTGCGTTTTGCTTGTCTTGCATATGGATTATTTCTTACAAGCTCTCTAGATCTATCTCTTAATTTTCTAAGACTATTTCTAATTTCAGCATCAGCACTAAGCTGACTTGCCATCCAGTCTGATGTAAGTCTTGATACTAACGCACCTTGATATGCCCTTATATTTTTTAGAGGATTAGCTTTCTCTCCAAAACCTAATACTTTTTTTACAGCATTAGTAATGTTGCTTCTTATTCCCATTAGTATGATGCTCCAAAACGTACAAATGTTGCTCTTGGATTACCAAGACCATTAGCTATTAGCTCGGATTGCTTCTCTCTAACTAATTCAGCCTTATATCTACTCTCTAACATTATTAATTCAGATAGTTCATATTTCTTTGCTGTTCTCGTTCCTATTTTATATTCCTGTACAACACCACCACTAATAATATTTCTAATAGCAGTTTGTATAGTTTCTAAATCTTTTTCAACTTGACTTCTTCCATCAAAATTAACTGCATTACCACTAAATTCTAATGTAGGTAAAACCTTAAAAGAACCAGTTGCTATTGTTTGCTTTTCATTGCCTGACTTATTAGCAACTGCTTGATAAAACCAGTCACCCTTAATAAAAGTAGAAGAAACATTACTAGTTATAGAAAACTGAAATCCATCATTAAATGCAGAACTAGTTACTGTTGCACCTATAGGAACAGTATTAGTTCTTAAATAATAAATAACTGACCAGTCAGGACTGCTAATACTATTTCCAAATACATCTTGTGTAGAAGGCAATCTCCATTGAATTAGATCACCAGCTCTTATTTCCGAAGGAAAAGTCATGTTTTTACCAATTTGCGACAAAATTCGACTTATTAGCCGACTTAGTACGATTTAATGATAGCTTACTATCCTTTTTAGGTTCATCAGGATTTAACCTTTTTTCTAATTGATCAAATATTGTTCTCCTGTCGTATTTTTGCAATAATCTTTGCCATGCTGCATAAGCGTAAACAAATTCATCTAATGCCTCATTACGAGCATCACTTTTTTTCACCCATATCCTTTCTTGATATCCATGTTTATATCTTAAAACTTGTCTTTCCGCTGTTAATTCTTGAAAATAATCATTTGTAATAGTTGGATAAAAATGAATATAACCTTCTCCAGGTTCTGCATCTTTTAATCGGTTATGCAATGTTGATTTTATTACATCAACACCAACAGGAAATAATTGCACACCACGTTTTAGTGCTTTACCCGAAAAATTAATATCTACTTTACTTGGTCTTCCTAACGGAGGCTTTCCTTTCTGACCCATACCCTTAATTCCAATTAACCCAAGCTGACCTCTTTCTCTTACATATTGATAAACCTCTTGAGTAAAGTGTCCACCTGTATCTATAGCAGCACTATCAATCTTCATCTTTTTCCCATCTTCATTTATATATTCACTCATAAGTACTTCATCCATTTGTTTCCAAAGATCTGCTCTTGCTGGACTGCCATAAATTACTTTTCTATCTATTAAATACATTTCTTCATTGCGTCCTAGACCCCATAGACTCATAGAAAGCCTATCGTCTTGAACATCGCATCCGAGACACAAAGTGAGAACTTCTTTTGGAGGAATACCTTGCTTATAAGTTTCAGCACCTGCTCTTTCCATTAATCCATCAGCACTAACCTTAGATGCCGCTGATTCTTCCCAAACTTCGCCAAGAATAGTATTTATCCACGTTTTTAATTGTTCGGGATCATCTTTACTTTGTAAAAATTCTTCTACCAAATTAGACCAACTTGCATTAGGTGAATATGAATATGCCGCCCATATATGAAATCCTAGATGCTTTTTATTACCAGGTGCTGTAGGTCGCCACTCTCCTCTTTCAACCATCCATCTTTTTTTAGTATGAGGTATCAAACAACCACAACTTTCACACGCATATGCAACAGTATCAGGATCATTATCTCTCCATCTCATATTAGGCCACTTTAGATACTGCATATGATTACACTCTGGGCAAGGAACGTAATAACGCATTTGTGAAGTTTGTAAAAACATTCTCTCTATCCGAGAAAAATCCTTAATAGTTGGAGTCGATCCAGCCACTATTTTTCGATTCCAATAATATTCTGTCCTTCTAATACCTAACTTAATTTGATCTCCTTCTGTTCCAGCAGATGCAGGGTAACCATCAACCTCATCAAATAAAACTACTCGTCTACTTACTCTACGAAAACCTCTAGCACTATTAGCTCCAACTAAAGATAATGTACCTCCAGGGAAATTTTTCTGTAACAGTGTATTATTTCCATCTTTAGATTTAGGATCACTTACTAAACCATGTAAACATGGGGTGTCTCGAAGCATAGGCTGTAGCTCCTCTTTAGAGTAAGACTGACAATCATCTAGAGTTGGAAGTACAACCATAATAGGACAAGAATCTTGATGCATATGATATGCAATAAGATGATTTAAGATTTTAGAATATCCAACCCTTGCAGATTTCATTAATGTAACTTGTTCTACATCTGGATTTGTAATTGCATCCATAATTCCCTTCTGATAAGGCAAAGTTCTCCATCTACCGCCCTCTGCACTACTTTCAGCAGATAAATAAGCATAATTATCTGCCCACTCACTTAAACTAAGCCTTTTTGGCGGTTTAAACGCTAAATATGCCTTTTTTTCTAGTTTTGCGAGGTTATTCATACAACTGATAACTCCTCTAAAGCCTCACGAACTATGTCATCAAGACAAGAAACTGCATTTGTATCTAAATCTGGGATGCGTTGTTTCGCTTTAGCAGGTATACCTAATAATTTATTTCGAGCATTTGTAATAATATCGCACCATTTATTTTCTACTTCACCCATAGGCACAAGCTCTTTTTCTTTCATCTTGCGTTCTAATTCTAATAATTCTGCTTTTAAATGCTCTGTTCTAGCCTTACTCTCTTCATATTCTGGTATTGATTCATCAGTTTTACTTAGTCGGGATTTATGGACGACTACATTACTGTCTTTTGATTTTGTTCTTACTCTTTTAAATGCTGATTTGCTATACCATTCTTTTTCTAATGTATCGCTGTTTATTACTATCTTTCCTTTGTCATCTTGCATAGCCGTAAGACGGCCTTCTTTAATTGCACCATAAACAGCTTGGATAGTTACACCCATTTTTTCTGCTGCTTCTTTTCTGGTTATTAGAGGCATATAAAAAATGTAAATGCTTACACTTCTTACAATAGCGTAAATAGTTATTCGTGGTATAATACCGCATTTTTACTAGCTTTTTAATAGCCTTTGTCTCATTAGTCTCATGCAGTGAGATTTGTAAGAACATTGTGGCCGAAATGCCTAGAAAAATTTTGCGGTCTGAAACCAAT